GGCAAATCCGTTGGGATGGCGTCGTAACTTTTCAATCAGGTTGTTCCACCCTCCCTTAAGAGGGGTGAAACCTACAACTGATGCGGTCTGGAGATGAGATGCGTAGAACTTATCATTCATATCCTCAAACAGGCGATTGCCGTGAGCCGTCATCTCAATGGGGCCTGCTGTAAATGTGCGCAAACTATTTGCTGCAATCTTTTCAGCTGCTCGGACCTCCTCCTTAAGTGAGTTTCCGAATATAGCTGTGTACGTTTCCTCCATCAGCCTATCCCAGTCCTCCTCCATGTACGTGGGCATACCATGCCACTTATATTCAATATTGCCATCTTCCTTGACAGCGTACATGTCACCCTTCGTCTTGAACTTTCGATTCCAAGGAGATCCTGTACTGGTAGTTCGATCCATACCTTTCAGGACTTCTTCAAGCTCTTTCACCTTGGAATTGCTCATGTGAGTGCCAAACTGACGTTCCATCCACTGGAACGCAATATTCATGGCAACTGTCTCGCGCTGTCCCACAACAGGGGAACTTTTTGCATATTTCGCGAGGGAGACGTAAGCGGCTGCCTTATTAGGGACAGGCAGCCCCCAACCAGTTCTATCGATGTCACCACCTCCTTGGCGTTTTCTTTCACCCTCAAACATCGCGACAAACATATCCTCATGTCGTCGGTTCTTCAAATTCCCACCCTTGGGAAGATAACCGACAACGGGAAAGTGTCTTTCTGGTAACTTACTCTCATGTAGGTTGCTTAGGTCTGCGACCGAACGGAATCCAACCTGGAACTCCGCCGGGTAACGCCCCCAAAACTCCCGTCCCGCTTCTACAAGCTGGGACGGGGTTGGGGGCGTTAGGGAAAATCCATGCCAGACAGCGTGGCGCGGTCACTCTTCAACCGCCTTGACAAGTCCTCCGTCATCGGAACAAACTTGTTCACCAAATCGCTGCCCGCAATATGAAACCCAACCAAAGCACCATCCACACATGAAATCACCGGACCACCGCAGTCACCTGGAAGCGTCGGGGCATTATACAACCCGTCCGTCGAGGCGAACCCTACTCCATA